TGGCGAGAACCAGCTCGAAGTCCTTGGGGTTGTTGCCGCGCAGGACCCAGGTGGACCTGTTCTTGAAGACCACCAGGCTGTCGAGGAAGGGGATCAGCTTGGTGATGACGTCCCCGTCGTCCTGCTGGACGTCGATAAAGCTGGTCGACTTGTAGTACTCCTGGTCCGACGGGTTGGCGTCCGAGCCCGAGTAGCGGATGCGGCTCTGATTGGTACCCGCATCGCAGTTGCCGAGGAAGATGCGGTTCTTGTGGAAGGTGATCGTCTTGGCCTTGGGCATGTTGCCCGTGGCGTCCAGGGTCTGACCCATGCGCGTGAAGGTGGTGTTGTCCCACTTGGCCGTACCGTCGGTCCCGTTGACGATATAGACCTTGCCCTTGATCGCCAGGCCGTCATGCGTCGTGCCAGAGGTTTGGTTGGTGGCACCCGAGATCGCCGACTTCGTGCCCGAATCGGAGACCTGGAAGATAGCGGCGGCGTCATTGGGGGCGATGACCAGCTTGGTGGTCCCCGAGGTCAGCGTGTAGACCAGGATGAAGTCCCTGTCCTCGGTGCCAGACTCGTTGAAGACGCTGTAGCCCAGCCGCTTCTTGACGGCGCCCCTGACGTCGAAGTCGACATTGAGACAGTCCGCTGTCTCGGTCTGCCCGACATGGAAGGGGTCAGAGGTGAGGTTGAGCCCTCCCGCGAAGTTCTGGAGTTCGACCAGCTCTTGCTTCAGCGGCACGAGGTCACTCCCACGGGTACTTCAGACGCCCGAAGAGCGGACGGTCGACGTCGGTGATCTTGCCCCAGATGAGCGCGGTGGGAGGGGTGGACTTCACGAGGTCGGCCACCAGCACCGACACACCGTCCTCATAGGTCTTGGTGGCCCCTTCGGCGCTCTCCAGATCCCCGATCTTGGTATAGAGGAAGCGCAGCGCGCCCCACTTGAGGACATGGTGGTAGCGGCTGGGGAATAGCGGCTCGTTGGTGTCCTGGGTCAGGTCGGGCGCGAGCTTGAGGTAGACCACCTGGACCGATGCGATACCGCCAGGGGCGGGCCACAGAACCAGCTTGGTGCCGTCCATGGTCGTCCAGGCCTGCGGCGTACCCGAGCCCGCGCTGCCCCCATGGGGCTCGAGCATCAGGTAGTGCGCCGTCTCGAGCTTCTCGAGCTTGATGCCCTCGGAGCTGACGTGCAGGATGCGATGCGCCTCGGCCGTAGATTCCAGCACCGAGGTTACGTCATAGTCGGCGGTTCCCGAGACGGTGTTGAATACGGCCCTAGTCAGCAGGAAGGGCCACTGCTCGTCGGCAATGGCCTCCTGGTAGGCGTCGTTGATATAGGTGTTGATGTCGGCATCGCTGACGTCGGTAGCGTCCACGTCGGCGATGGCGCGGACCTGCGCCCGCAGGGTGCCGAGGTTGGGCATCGAGGAACTCCAGCTCGAAGTCGATCAGCTCGGCTTCGTGGTCAGGGTTGCGATGGAGCGTGCTTCAGGCAGAGGCGCTCGGTGGGCGGGGTCTCCGCGCTACAGGCGTCACAGCTCATCGTCCAAGGATCAGGACTTCCCAGGACGCGGCGGCCAGCGAGGTGGCGTTGGCGACCTCGGTGTTGGAGGCCGTCTCGAAGACCTGGACCTTGCCCGCGTTGGCACCCGCGGTGTTCAGGCGCAGGGTGCGGCCGTCCGAGTTGACAGCGGCGTCGTCCTGCGCGAGCACAAGCAGGGCCTCGACGCGCTTGATGCCAGGCAGGGTGGCGGGCAGGGTGTCGCCGTTGGTGGCGTAGGAGGCCGAGCCCGTCAGCGTGCAGCGCACCGCACGGAAGGCGCCGCCCCCGCTCCGTGTGCCCGCCTGGGGGCCCACGGCCCGAAGGACAGACGGTGGGTGGATGTCGACCACCGCCGTCTTGGCGTTGGTGACTGCGAATGCTCCCATTGTGTCTCCTGATGAAGAGGGCGTGGGCGCTGTGCCCACGCCCGCTTCAGGGTTGGTGTTGGGTCAGGCCGTCTTGCGGAGCAGCACGCCCTGGCGGGCGCAGTTGCTGGCGACGAGCTGGCCGTAGGACAGGATCTGCGCGACCCGCAAGTCCTGGTTGGTCGGCCGCACGAACGGCGTGTTGGTGAACCAGACGTCCTTGTGCCCGACGAGGTCGAGGTACTTCGAGTTCAGGAACCACATCAGAGCACCCGAGGCGTTGTAGGTGCTGTAGCCCGATGCGGAGGGGATGTTGCTGTCGAAGAACATCGTGGCGCCCTTGAACAGGAGGTTCTGGAAGCCACCGTCGGCGGCCTCGGTGTCGGTGAACCTCTGCTGCGGCTGCAACAGCGCCTCGTAGGCCTCGTAGAGGGTCTGCTCGGTGAGGATGAGGTCGGGGTGGTCGTTGCCCTTGGACACGGTGTTGTAGGCCGTGGTCATGCGGGAAAGGGTGAGCGCCTCGACGGTGCTCTCCTTGTACCCTGCCTGCCACCACGTCGAGGTGGTGCGGTCGATGTTGCCGAAGCCCACGGTGCCGTGGGCGCCGCCAAGGCCAGGAGGGTTGGCCGTGTCGACCAGCGCGATGAGGCCCCAGAAGTCCTGGTCGGTGTTGCCGTTGCCGTCGCCGAGGAGCATGATGTCCATGGCTTCGGTGATCGACATCTCGGCCTGCTTCACGCGGGTCTCGAGCAGGTTGACGATCCGCGAGGTGCCCTGGTTCTTGGCCTCTTCGATCCCCATGATCATGATCGAGGCGGCGAACTGCTGCCAGGGATACTCCGCGGCGGTGGCGGCCTGCTGGGTGGAGGTCGGCACGCCGATGGTGCCGTCGTCCTTGTAGGAGGCCGCGGTGGTGTTCTTGTAGGCCATCAGCGGGACCACGATCTTCTCGCCGCCATCCTCGCGACGGAAACGGTCCCCACGCTGGAGCCAGTACATGAACGGGTTGGCCTTGAAGATGTTGTCCTCAAGGGTCTCCCTGTAGTTGAACAGGGTGGTCGAGAGGACGTCGTTGGTGAAGTTCGGGTTGCCTGCCATCTATGTCTCTCAGGGTCGGTAGGTGTTCAGGGAGGGAAGCTCGCCGATGTCGTTGACGCCGTGCTCCTCCAGGGCCCGCTCCATGGCCTCCGCGATGCTGCGGGGGCGCTGCTGCGGGGTGACCCGCTGGACCTGGGCCTGGTTCAGGGAACCGCGGCTCACGGGGAGCCCGCGCTTGGCGGTGTAGTCGGCGATAGCCTTCTTGGCGGACGCCTCGGGGATATCCTCGGCGTGGAGTCGCAGGAAGGCAGCGAGGGGGTCGACGAAGTTGTTCTGGAAGGAGAACGAGTACAGCTCTTCCTCGTCCACTTCGATGCCGAGTCGCTCAGCGGTGTTGTAGACCTTCTCCATCTGCTGGGCGAGGTAGGCATCGGCCTGCTGTTCGAGCTGCTGTTCGGTGAAGGCGGTCAGCTCCGAGACCTGCGACTGCAAGGCTGAGAAGCGTGGGTCCTCCTCTTCCACCTCTTCAGGCGCGAACTGCTGCTGCGTGGGCGAGGGTGCGTTTCCACTCATCGGCACTCCATAATGCTGCGCGAGCTGCGCCAGGGTGCCCTGGGGATCGGTCTCCAGCAGGTTCAGAAACTGAGTGGCGGCTTCGTATCGCTGGCGCTCCGAGGCGATGGTCTGGGTCTTGCGGGTGTAGTCGGCGTGACGCAGCCGACCCTCCCGCAGGTCCTTACCGCTGATCTCTTCCCCCGCAACCACGTAGGTCGCGTTGTCGTCGATCTCGCTCGGTGCGGGCGCCCCTGTGGGTATGGGGTCCACGTATTGCGACGTGGGTGCCCCTGTGAGGGCGTCAGACTTGACGTCAGGCATGAATGGCTCCTTGCGGGGCGTTAGGTCGGTCTGCTCGCTCCCCAGCGAGTCCCAACCGTGTGCTTGTCCGCGGAGGCCCCAGAGGCCTCGACGCGAGAGGAACGAAAAACGTTCCTCTACCTTAGGGGTATTTTCGTCAGAGAAGGAGTGGCGGCGGTGGGATTCGAACCCACGACCTGGAGGTTATGAGCCTCCCGAGCTACCAGGCTGCTCCACGCCGCTAATCTACGTTTGTTCGGCTTCTACGCTGACACTCCACTCAGTAGCCCTCCCCTGATCGTC